AGCTACAGGTTCGCTTTAATTTGATGGTCAATGATCAGAAGATATGCGCCTACGTTGCTGACTTCTGTTATAGCAGAGAAGACAAGGATGGCGTGTGGCATTATATTGTTGACGATGCCAAGGGCGTTGAGACGCCTGAGTTCAAGCTGAAGAAGAAGTTAATGAAGGCTTGTCTGGGGATTGATATTCTGTTGTCGAAGAAGGGGGGCTAGGCCCCCCTAATCATTATTTGTATTTGGCAATGTGCGCCTTTAGCTTCTTGGCAATACTGTCAAAGTATTTACCTCCTGCTAAAATCGTAGGCTCATCATCCCAATGACCCTCACGATAGTCAATGTCAGCGCGGTTATCCACATCACTGTAGAAGAAGCACAACATATTAAAATCAACCTGAGTTGATGGCTTGATTTTCCCAGACAAGAAGTCTTCGAGAAAAGCAACGTACTGATCTCGTAGAGCCTGTGACCCCACATTGTCAGCACACTCAATGAAGTGTGAAACTTCACTGGAGGTGTAGTCAGGCTTTCCGCGAAAGCTGACCCCGAATGGAATGGTAGTAGACATGGCGTACTCCTTTCAGAGCATTAGAGAAATAGAAGGAAACCTTCATCTGTGTTAATACCACTATATCCCATACTAAGTGGGATGTCAATAGTTAATATAAAAAAAATTATCTAAAAAAAGTTCTTGACACTTCCCCACACCATATGGTTATAGTTGGGACTCTAGTAACAAGCGGAAAGGGATCGACATGGAAAGTCGTGATTTATTTGAAGTTAGAAAAGTTCTAAAAGAATCTATGGCTGATCTTAAAGATCAGTTAAAAGAAGTAGAAGAGAAGCTGTCATCTACATATCTACCAAAAGCCAAGGAGTTACTTGGTTATAATGGTGAAGACTTTGGCACCGTAAATATCTCTCATGGAAACGACATAATCAAAGCAGTTGTCTCCAAGAAAGTAACATGGGACCAAGAGCTTCTTCGTGAGGCTTTGTCTAAACTATCTGATGAGGACGCAAGGCATTATGGCAAGCTTACCTTTGCCGTTGAGGAACGTAAGTTCACAGCCGCACCTCCTACAATAAAGCGGATATTAGAAGATTGCCGCACCACAGAAGTTGGTAGCTTCAAAGTAGAATTGGATACATAAGATGGCATTACAAATCATCTCAGCAGATCAGCGTATGGCTGAAAAGAAAGGCCACAAGATTGTAGTCTGTGGCGCAAGCGGTGTGGGTAAAACCACACTGGCTCGCACTCTAAACCCAGCGACAACTTTGTTTATGGATTTAGAAGCTGGTGACGCGGCTATCGAAGGTCACCCTATTGATGTCGTTCGTCCTCGTACATGGGCAGATTGCCGTGACCTCGCTTGCTTCTTAGGCGGAGCAAATCCATCCTTGGCTGAAGATCAGCCATACAGCGAATCACATTACAATTATGTAGCGCAGATGTATGGCGATGGCTCAGAGGTATGGCAGAAGTACGATACTCTGTTTGTGGACTCGATTACCGTAGCAGGGCGTTTGTGCTTCCAGTGGTGCTTACAACAGCCAGAAGTACGCTCTGATCGTTCTGGTAAGTTAGACACTCGTGCAGCTTATGGTCTTCATGGCCGTGAGATGATGTCGTGGCTAACACACATTCAACATATCCGTTCTAAGAACGTGATCTTCGTAGGTATTCTTGACGAGATCACTGACGAGTACGGACGAAAGCAATACAGCCTGCAAATCGAAGGTAGCAAGACGGGGCGTGAATTGCCCGGAATTGTTGACGAAGTGATTACGATGGCAGTATTAACAGGGGATCACGGTCAGTATCGTGCCTTTGTGTGTCAACCTCTGAACGAATGGGGCTATCCAGCCAAAGACCGTTCTGGCAGACTTGATGTCTTAGAGGAGCCTCATCTTGGAAAGTTAATTGAAAAGATGACGGTTGGCTCTAATAAAACCGACAAGGAATTGATCTTTGTCGATCCTACAACTCAAACTTCTAGCGAAGGAGAAGCATAATGCTTAATTTTAATAATGTGCCTGAAGACGCAAACCCGCAAAGCCAAGAGTTCTCTCTTATTCCAGTCAATACAGTAGTACGCGCTGTGTTGCTTGTTCAGCAAGGAGACATTGAAATTCCTGAGTTTGGTCAAGGCCAATGGTTTAAGAAGTCAATGAGCACATCCGCTAAGTGGATGAACCTAGAGTTTACCATTGTTGGCGGTGAATTTGATCGCCGCAAGTTCTGGCACAGTGTCTTTGTCGATGGTGACAAGATTGGGCCAAGTGGTATGCCGCAAGCTAAAGAGATTGGTCTTCGCACTTTGAAGTCAATCGTTGAGAGCGCACGCAACATTGATCCTGCCGATGTGTCACCACAAGCTCAACAAAATCGTAACATCAGTGGAATGATGGACTTGAACGGCATGGAGCTTTGTGTGAAAGTAGGTGTTAAGAAGGGTACGAACGGTTATAAAGACAATAACCAATTGATGGCTGCTCTTACGCCAAATAATAGCGAATTCTTGCCCCAAGGCAGTATTCCTACGCAGACAACTCCTGCGGCGGGAATGCAACAAGGACAACAGCAAACGGCTCCACAGCCATCTGGTGCAGTACCTTCTTGGGCGCAACAATAATCTAGCGGCAGGGCCATTCCGCGCCTGCTAGAACACGGATAGGGGGGCCGTGGCCGCTAACCCCCCAACTATTCTAGCAAATAGGTTTATTATGATATTACGTCCTTACCAAAAGGTAGCCGTTTCTGACGCCTGTAAAGCCTTAGACAAACACGGTAATACCCTAGTTGTCGCTCCTACGGGTGCTGGCAAAACGATCATGCTCTCTGCTCTGGTTGGAGAACGTCACAAGAAAGGCAAGCGTATTCTTGTCATTCAGCATCGTGACGAGCTAGTCAAACAGAACAAAGAGAAGTTTGAGAAGGTTAATCCTTACATCACAACAAGCATCGTAAACGGAACAGTCAAGCACTGGGATGGCGATGCTGTGTTCTCAATGATCCAAACAATGTCACGAGATAGAAACCTACGGGATCGTCCGTTGTTTGACATGGTTGTAATTGACGAGGGCCACCATGCAGCGGCCCCTACTTACACAAAGGTTATTGAGGCAGTCAGAGAAGACAACGACGAAGCTGAGATCGTAGGCTTTACCGCAACGCCTAATCGCGGTGATGGCAAAGGTCTGCGCTCTGTATTCAACAACTGCGCACATCAGATCGAATTGGCTACGCTGATCCGCGAAGGCTTCTTAGTACGTCCTAAGAGCTACGTCATTGATCTGGGAGTGGGTGACCAGCTTGATAAGGTCACAAAGCGCGGCAAAGAATACGATATGGAAGAAGTGGCGGCCATCATGGATCGCCAAGTCATTAACAATCGTATTGTCACTGAGTGGCAAGACAAGGCTGGTGGACGCAAGACTGTTGTGTTCTGTTCTACTGTAGCGCACGCCGAACACGTTTGTGACGCATTCGTTATGGCAGGGATCAAGTCTAACTATGTAACTGGCGAGACTGACAAAGATGAACGCGCTGAGATGCTACATGATTTGGAGTTTGGTGATACGCAAGTTATCGTCAACGTGGCAGTTCTGACAGAAGGCTTTGACGCTCCGCCTGTGTCTTGTATCATCCTGACTCGCCCTTGTTCTCAAAAGGGAACAATGGTGCAGATGATTGGGCGTGGTCTGCGCATCCTTGATCCTGAGATATATCCAAGCATCATTAAGACCGACTGCGTTGTCATGGACTTCGGTACGTCAATCATCACTCATGGTGGTCTGGATGAGTCAGCTAACCTAGATGGCGCAGATAAGTCTGTAGGCGGAGAAGCTCCGACTAAAGTATGTCCTGACTGCGAAAGCGAAGTATCAGCGAATACACGCATATGCCCATTCTGCGAACATGAGTTCGAGCGTAAGGTCAAAGATGCTTTAGACAACTTTGAAATGACTGAGTACGATCTTATGAAGATGTCTCCGTTCATGTGGATTGATCCGTTTGGCAATGGCACTGCAATGATGGCTATGGGTTTTAGTGGCTTTACTTTGGTGGGCAACATAGGAAACTATTGGATAGCAATTGTAAAGGCTCAAAATGGACGTCCTAGAGTGGTTTCTATTGGTGAGAAGGTACAGGCAATGGCCGCAGGCGATGATTTCTTGCGTGAGATCGAAGATGGTAACGCCGCTAACAAAACAAAGCGTTGGTTAAATCAGCCTGCATCTCCTAAACAGAAAGAACACTTGGAAAGAAATGGTGTTAGTATTAGCATAATGGATTTCTCTTGGACAAAGTACAAAGCCGCGTGTTGTTTAAATTATTACTGGAATCGAGAAAACATTGATACGTTGATTGCAGAAAGCTTAAAGAAAATAAAAGGGGCAGAAACATGAATAGAGCCGAAATACTAGACACAGCAAAAGAATATGTCACCAAAGACCGTGCGGAACAGCATGGAGATTTGGAAGAGAATTTTAATAGAATAGCTGATCTATGGAATAGCTATTTAGAGGGTTCTTACATCAGCGTTACAGATGTTGGTGTAATGATGACCCTTCTAAAAATCGCAAGGATCAAGTCAACTCCTCAAAATGCAGACCATTGGCAGGATGCTTGTGGTTATATGTCCTGTGGTGGCGAATTAGCCACGAAGACAAAGTAATGCCTAGATTTGAAATGCACCTTATGATCGCTGAGAAGTCAGAAGATAATTTCGAAACAGTCGAGTATGACATCGTGTGCTTTGTCAAAGACCCTACGGATATGGTTGAAATAGAATCGTCAGCAAACGAAATCATTACTGACCATCTGCAAGACGCAGATAACGTAGTTCTATTTGGAACAGCGGTTATCGAAGTAAAAGGCGAAGAGCTTTTAAATATCGCGTTTCAAAACAAGGACGCGGATCAAGAAGAAGTAAACAGCATAATGAATTTATGCGTATTAGGAAGGGAGACAATACATTGAGCGAAGTTGATACAGCCCCAAAACCTATGAAGGAATTAGCCTTCATACTAGGGAAGTTTGGTTGGAATACAAAATTTTCTGACCTTACTGAAGAGCAAGTGCAAACACTTGTTTTTGGAATACAAGAATCGAAACGTCTAGCAGCGGAGATTGACATTGGAAAACTCGAAGACACTTACTTTAAGTCAACAGGCGCTTGGCCCTCTACTTCAATCCCGTTCTAGGTCTGATCCTTTAGCGGATCAAATCAAGGAAGCTGTAGATAAGGGCATAGTGGCAGGCGAAGAAAAGCGTGAAAGACGCGCTTACATTGGTGCGTCCAGTATTGGTGATGAGTGTCAGCGAAAAATACAGTACCGCTACCTCAACTATCCGATTGACCCGAACAAAGCATTTACTGCACGCACGTTGCGTATCTTTCAGTTTGGTCATGAGATTGAAGACTATGCCGCTAAGTGGCTCAGGGACGCAGGATTTGACCTACGCACAGAGCACAAGGACGGCAAGCAGTTCGGTTTCTCAATAGCTAATGGCGAGATCAAAGGACACATTGATGGTGTTGTTTGTGCAGGCCCAGTGGATATGGATTATCCTAGCCTGTGGGAATGCAAGTCAGCTAACGACAGTAAGTTTAAGGGATTTGTTCGGCATGGAGTTGCTAAAGCTAATCCAGTTTACGCAACTCAAATTGCTCTGTATCAGACCTATATGGAGCTTCATGAGAACCCTGCATTATTCACTGTAGTGAACAAAAACACTTCTGAAGTTTATTACGAGCTTGTGCCGTATGATCATAATCTTGCTCAAAAGGCGAGCGATAGAGCAGTAAACATATTGACGGCATCAAAAGCTGGTGACATTCTACCGCGTATTGCTCAAAGTAAAGATTTTTTCTTATGCAAGTGGTGTGAGTTCAAAGAAACTTGTTGGAAAACATAAAAAAAATGTGAGGTGCGCTTGGACGGCATCACCCCACATTAATGAGCGAAGTAGGGTATTAAGGGGCAAAGTAATGAATGTTTTAAGTTTTGGCAATACGACAAAGGAAATCGCAGAGCGTATTTCAAGAGAAGTGCCTAGAGTGGTACAGTTACAAATACTGTTCGATACATACCCACAAGGCATCCAAAAAGGTAAAGAATTCTTTATTGGTTCTCTGCGTGGCGAGGCTGGTAGGTCTATGCGTATCAACATTGATCAGAGTAGCCCGTGGTTCCTTACGGGAAAAGACTTTGAATCTGGCGATGGTATTGGCGGTATCTCTAAGGTCTTAAAGGAAGGACGCGGTTACTCTATGTCAGAGTGCGTTCAGATGTTCTCTCAATATATGCACCAAGACTATGTTGCGCCTCCTGAAAACATTGTTAAGCCGAACAACCCACAAAGCTTTGTCGTAGCAACAGCACCTCAAGCGGTTGCAGCCTCACCAAAACCCGAACAAAAGGCATCCATTAGCTCTAGCACGCCGTTCGAGGACGAATATGTCTACACAGACGAGCACGGTGTAGTAATCGTATCCGTGCGCAAATACTATGACCGGGACGAAACCGGAGGAATTGTTCGGGATAGCTCCGGGAAACCTAAAAAACAATTCCGTCAATTCATGAATGGTCGTCAAGGCGTTCCAGAACCCA